TGGAGTTTCAACTGAGTTAGACTCTTGGTTGATTTGCTCTGTCATAATTTCTTCCTTTTAATTGCTATTTAACGATAGCTCGTTTTAGGGTTAGTTACCCTACCTATTTGTTATTAAAACCTCACCACAGAGCTTATATGAGCTCCTAGAGGTATTGTGACTTGTATGATTCATTATCATATGTAGCTTCGTATGGTTTGTTCCAATCACTTCTTGCAATAGTTACACCATCTAATCCTAACGCTAAATATCTAAATGCATCTGAGCCATGTGAGCTCCAGTCATGTAAAGGCTTTTCTTGAAATACATTTAGTTTTTCGTTAAAGACTCTACGATAATTTCTTAGACATTCTACGCCTGCTCTAGTAGATGCTTTATTGAACCAGCAATTAGGTAAAATACGCCTTACCGCTTGTATTCCATCCTCTACGCTTTGTTTTGGCGCTATATCTATATTTAATCCTGCATCTGACAGAAACTCATATCTTGACTTTCCTGTCTGTAATTCTCTTACCATTACATCGTGTGGTAGTATATGCCTGTAATCCCTGTAACCATTTTCATTAAGCCAAGTTATATAATCGTCTAAACTCTTGCCTGAATCTTCATAATAGTCCATAAGCCTAACTTCCCCACCTATAGTCTCTGCTACCCATATACTTGTACTATCACTCATTCCCAAGTCCCAAGCACATATTTTTTGTGTTGCTGACTCTGTAGGAATTTCTCTAATGTGGTTCTTACTATCTAAATCTTTAATAAGCTCACCATAATATGAACCTACTATTGGAGCATCAAAGCTAATCTCAAACTCTTGTTGGTATTTGTTGTCTCCCATAGCTTTTTTAGCATCTTTGAGCTCTTCTTCTGCTATTAACTTTGTTTCTGAGGCTTTAAACTCTTTTAACACCCAGTTATCGTTAGCAGTGTCATCTGCAAAATCTCTTAATTCTTTAAAATGGTTTGCACCTTTTGGCGTACCAATAAACATAGCCCACCCCAATCTATCGGAAAGAGCAGGGCGAATAACCTCAGTAAATAGTGAAGGGTTAACATCACCATATTCATCAATAACAGCGCCATCAAGATAAATACCACGAAGGGCATCAGGATTATCAGCACCATACAGTGAGATACGTCTACCCATAAAGTCGACTCTAAGCTCTGCGACATTTGCAACGCCTCCTAGCGGTCTGGTGTATTCTTTGAGGTAATCCCAAGCAATTCTTTTAGCTTGACTGTAAGTCGGTGCGATGTAAGCAAATTGAGGCGATTTTCTATCGCATTGCAAAGCTGAGTGTATAAGTTGATTAATTGCACACACAGTTTTACCCATACGTCTGTGACATACTGCCACAGTCCATCTATGCTTTTTAATAGCTTTGTGAATCTCTTTTTGAGGGATTCTAGGCTTATAGCCTGTTTCAACAACTTCAACTCCTTCTTCCATTCTTTCTCCATTATTGCATTAACATTTTAAGTAATTGCTGACCTTCTGGTGATTGTAGTGCTTGTGGGTTTACACCCATTTTAATTAGCATTTCAATAATCATTTGAGGGTTTTTAGGTTGCCCTTGCATTGGAGGAGGTGGAGGCATAGATGAAGGCATAGCCGGCTCTTGTGGAGCTTGTCCCATTGGTTGTTCGTCTTGTAATAGTCCTTGTGGTAACATATTGATTCCTTTTAAATTTTCCAGCGTTTATTGTCTATTTTTTCTTGGTCGGCTATAGA